TGTTGGTGGTGGTCGTCAATTCGGCGACGGTAATTTGACTGAAGTTGTTCTTGGCACCTTCGTTCCTTTGGCTCTGACTGGTGATACGACTCTGACTGCGGCGCAAGCCACTGTTGGTCTGATTACTTGCAACAAAGGCTCTGATGCAGCAATCACGCTGACTCTGCCTACCGTGGCGCTATTGGAAGCGTTGTTGGTCAATGCCAAAGTCTATTCGACCTTTGACTTGTCTATCAACAATGCCAATAACTCTGGCTCCAGTTCGACAGTCACTATGGCTGTCGGCACTGGCTGGACGCTTGTCGGCAATCCGGCCCTGTCCCGCTATGTCTCTGGCACCTTCCGCGCTGTCAAGACTGGCACCGGTGCCTGGTCCCTGTACAACATCACGTCTTAAACCCAATGGCCCCTTCGGGGGCTACTTTCTAAGGAAACATTATGGGTAACACAAAAGCTGTCGGTGTCGCGTTTAGCGATCCCGAATTGGATGGCGCCACAGTCGGCGCTACGGGCGGTACTGCTGGTTTCTTTGGCAAGACTCCCGTTGTGAAAGCTGCTGCGCTCACAACGCAACTGACCTCCGTCACCATTGCTGATGCTGCGGGTACTCCCGATTACGCGTTGTCGGCACTGACCACATCCTCGCCTTATGGCTTGGCTACAAAAGAAGAAGCAGTAACATTGCTGTACGTTATTCAGAACCTTCAGGTTCGGATGGCTGAAGCAGAGTCCCGGTTGAAAGCTTATGGTCTGATGACCTAACTTGGCGGGGCTTCGGCCCCTCTATTCGTCATGCTTATCTATTTAGAACACCCAAAGCATGGGCGCAAGATTGCGTACATGGAAGCTGAAGCTGTTGGCGATGAGTCTAACGGTTGGAAGCGATATAATCCTGACGCGCCTTTAATTGCTGAAGCAGCAACCCCTATTAATGAACTGCGGCCTAAGGCTACTCGCAAAGAGGTTCTGGCATGACAACTTACACGGCTGGCGATCAGATCAATCGGGCACTTCGGCTGCTAGGCATCTTGGCAGAAGGTGAAACCCCTTCGGCGTCAATGTCACAAGATGCATTGGTGGCGCTCAACCAGATGATTGAATCCTGGTCAATTGAACGCCTATCGGTGTTCAATACTATAGAGCAGATATTTACCTGGCCCGCTGGCGAGATTACCCGGCACCTTGGCCCCACGGGCGAGTTTGTTGGTATTCGCCCTGTGTTGATAGACGATGCGACTTACTACCGCGACCCAGGCACCAACGTGTCGTTTGGCATCAAGTTCATTAATCAGCAACAGTACTCAGGCATAGCTGTCAAGACGGTTACGTCAACATACCCTCAAGTTTGCTGGGTGAACATGGAGTACCCCAACATCTCCATGACCATCTACCCCAAGCCGACACGCGACTTGGAATGGCACATCGTATCGGCGCAGGCATTGGATCAACCGACTACGCTGGCTACGGTGCTATCCTTCCCACCGGGATACCTCCGCGCATTCACCTACAACTTGGCTACGGAGTTTGCGCCCGAGTTTGGCGTCGAACCCAGCCCGCAAGTCTCACGCATTGCTATGACCAGTAAGCGCAATCTCAAACGTATTAACAACCCGGATGATGTAATGTCAATGCCATATGCGATTGTTGCCACGCGTCAGCGGTTCAACATCTATGCTGGGAATTACTAAGTGAAAACTCCCATCCTTGGCAGCAGTTATGTTACCCGCAGCGTCAATGCTGCGGACAGTAGGATGGTGAACTTGTTTCCAGAGGCCATCCCAGAAGGTGGCAAAGAAGCAGGGTTTCTGCAACGCTGCCCCGGCCTGAGTCTGCTGGCCAATATCGGCTTCGGCCCCATTCGGGGGCTGTGGGCTTTCTCGTCGGACGCCTCAGTGGCTTTCGTTGTGTCGGGCACCTCGCTCTACAAGATCGACGCCGCGTTCACCGCCACGCTGATAGGCGCCGTGAGCGGCACGGGCCCGGTGTCTATGGCCGACAATGGTACGCAGTTGTTCATTGCCGCTAACGGCCCAAGCTATATTTACAACAACACGACTGGTGCCTTTGCCCAGATCAGTGACCCTGACTTCCCTGGCGCCGTGACAGTAGGATACATCGATGGTTACTTTGTATTCAATCAGCCAAACAGCCAGCTTATCTGGGTGACGCAGTTGCTGGACGGCACCTCGATTGACCCGCTTGAGTTTGCTAGCGCCGAAGGTTCACCGGACGGCGTAGTGGGCATTGTGGTCGATCACCGCGAGGTGTGGGTCTTTGGAACCAACTCGATTGAAGTCTGGTACGACTCCGGCGCCACAGACTTCCCCCTACAGCGCATCCAAGGAGCCTTCAATGAGATTGGCTGCGCGGCGGCATACAGCATAGCCAAACTGGACAACGGCCTGTTCTGGTTGGGCGCAGACGCCCGGGGACAGGGTATTGTCTACCGCGCCAATGGCTATACCGGCACCCGGATCAGCACCCACGCCGTTGAATGGCAAATTCAGCAGTACGGCACCTTGTCTGACGCGATTGGCTATACCTACCAGCAAGACGGCCACGCCTTCTATGTGCTGATCTTCCCTTCTGCCGACACTACTTGGGTCTATGACGTATCCACTCAGGTCTGGCATGAGCGGGCCGGCTGGTCGAACGGTGCCTTCACCCGGCACCGTAGCAACTGCCAGATGGCGTTCAATAACCAGATCGTCGTCGGCGACTACGCCAATGGCAATTTGTATGCTTTCGATCAGGATGTATACGCGGACAACGGCCAGATTCAGAAATGGTTGCGTTCATGGCGGGCGCTGCCGTCAGGCCAGAACAACCTAAAGCGCAGCACCCAGCATAGCTTGCAGATCGACATGGAATCCGGCGTTGGGCTGAACTTGGGCCAGGGCGATGATCCACAGGTCATGCTGCGCTGGAGCGATGATGGGGGTCACACCTGGTCAAACGAACACTGGGCAGCAGTGGGCAAGATCGGTGAGTATTACCGCCGGGTGTTCTTTCGCCGTCTTGGCATGACACTCAAGCTACGGGACCGTGTGTACGAACTGTCAATGACCGACCCGGTGAAGACTGCTTTAATGGGCGCTGAACTACTTGTCAGCGGTACAAATGCCTAACCCAAGCGCCAATCCTACACCGATCACTCCACCTCGGGTGCCACTGATCGACTCCCGCACGGGCTTGATTGAACGGTCATGGTATATGTTCTTTCTGAGCGTCTTTCGCACCGCGCAAGACGCAACAGACCCACAGCTAGTACCCGACACCAATTCGCTAATCGCATCGTATGACGCGGCTCTGATGGCACTGGCGCAGGAGGTGCAAACTACGCCGCCGACATATCCCCCAATTGCTGAATCACAGATTCAAAACCAAGTCAGTCAACTTGAGGCACAAGTTGCGGAATTGGCTAAAATGATTAACGATATATCTATGTCGTTGTCTAACCCCGAGATACCCAACAATGTGCTACTTTTGGAGTAAGTTATGACAGTCACAGTCACAGTCCTGATCCCCGCAAAAATTGCTGAGTCGAGTCAAACTACTCAATACACATCTACGGGTTTGACTACTATTATCGACAAGTTCACAGCCACAAACTATAGCGCGGTTCCGGCTACGCTGTCGGTGAATCTAGTAACTCTTGCCGATACTGCGGGGAATCAGAATCTGGTTATTAAAACCAAAACCCTGCAGCCCGCCGAAACGTACACGTTCCCTGAGATCATTGGGCAAGCTCTTACAGCGGGCGGGTTTATCAGCACTATCGCTGGTACGGCGACGAGTATCAATATCCGCTCCAACGGGCGTGTGGTGACGTGATGGAAGTGACCTACGGCGCAGAGTTTTTTCCACTCGCGCAGCCGAGCGGTGAACTTACCTTCCGCGAAGGCATCATGCAGCTTCAGGAGTATATGCAAACACTTGAAAGTACTCTTGAAAACTGCACTCTGCGGCACATTTTCGCGCCGGGCAGTTACGCCCGAGAAATGACAATCCCCAAAGGAACGCTCATCATTGGTAAAATTCACAAACACGCGCACTTGAACATTATCAGCAAAGGAAAAGTTCGCGTAGCTACTGAGTTTGGTCCGATATATTTTGAAGCGCCGCACACGTTTGTTTCTGAGGTGGGCACCAAACGCGCCGTGTATGCCCTTGAAGATACGATATGGACGACGATCCATGTAACTGAAGAAACTGATCTTGCAAAGATAGAAGATTATGTGATAGCTAAAAGTTACGAAGAACTTGAAGCACTTGGGCTATCCCCAAGTGCGAAAATCGAAGGAGTAATGCCATGACTTGGGGAATTGTAGCTTCAGTGGGCGGCGCCGTAGTTGGCGGATTAATCTCATCGAGCGGCGCTCGCAGCGCAGCATCAACGCAGGCCGATGCAGCCAATCGCGCCGCTGATCTGCAACGCCAGACGTATGAGGAGCAGACCAAACTCAACGCGCCTTACAGAGAGGCTGGCATTACAGGCCAGAACCGACTGATGGAACTGCTGGGCCTTGGCGGCAATACGGGTGCAGCAGGGTATGGACAGTACGCCAACGCGCCTACTGCCGCAGACATCCAGACCGATCCTGGCTATGCCTTCCGATTGTCCGAAGGCCAGAAGGCACTCGACCGATCTGCTGCGGCGCGGGGCGGCCTGATCTCTGGCGGTGCCCTCAAAGCGGCTACGCGCTATGGGCAAGACATGGGTTCACAAGAGTATCAGAACGCGTTTAGCCGCTATCAAACTAACCGCACCAATGCGCTGCAACCTTTGGCTAACTTGCAGTCTGTTGGCGTCAATGCTACCAATCAGCAAGCGGCGCAGGCCGGGCAGTATGGCGTCAATGCGGGTAACGCGATTACTCAAGCGGGGCAGTCAATTGCTGCGGGGCAACTTGGTGTAGGAAATACGATCAACAATGCTCTTGGTACTGCTGCAAGTGCGTACCAGAATCAAAATAATTTCAACCGCTGGCTGCAACAGCAGCAACCTATTGCGTCCAGTGGAACCTATTACGCAAATGGTTGGGGACCGGAAGGATAAATTATGGCCGATCTAAACGCACTCATCGCCCAAGGCGTCCAGTTTAAGGAGCCGCCGGACCCATTCGCGCAGTACGCGCAAATGCAGCAATTGACGCAAGGTATCCAAGCTAATCAGCTTAATCAAATGAAGTTACAAGAAATGCAACGTAGTTTGCAGGAGCAGGAAGGGGTCCGTAATTATCTTAAGTCTACCCCCAACTTTGATCCAATGAATCCAATACACCAAGCTGGATTAATGCAAGTAGCCCCTGCTACTGCACCAAAGCTTCTTGAATCGTTTTTAACGGCCAAAAAAACTAGTTCAGATATTGGTAAAACCAATATAGAAACAACTCAAAAAACAACAGATTTTATTAATGAATCAAAGCGTAATCTTATTAGTAACCCATCTGATGCAAATGTTACAGCATGGGGACAAGATGCTGTTATTAAAGGTGTAATGACACAACCGCAAGCTGATGCTGGTGTAGCACATATGTTGGCGCTCAATCCAGAATCCCGTGTAAAGTATCTTAGCACGCAAGGACTTTCAGCTAAAGATGCTGCAGAGTTTGTAATGTCTAAGCCACTCCAACAAAGTAATGGTCAACAAACATGGATGATTGAAAATAATCCAAATTTAGTAAACTTTGGGAAACCTATTGGTGCTGCACCAATTCAACAACAAGTAACTCCGGGCCAGCAATTAACTGCGGATACAACTATTCGTGGTCAAAACATAGTTGCTGGAACTGCCGCTACGCAAGGTGCTGCAAATCGTGCAAATGCTATGTCCATTGCTACACTTCCAACGTTCAATGAGGCCGCAGGTGGCTTCACAGGTCGTCCTACTGCAGCAAATCCAAGTGGCTCATTTACACCGCTCCCAGCTGTTGCACTTAACAAGGACATTGCAGCTTCTGCAAAGGTCTTGAAAGCAATTGGTTATGATCCTGCTGCAAAGACTGACAAGGTGTCCGAGCTTATTAAGCAGTCTACATCAGGTGGTTTAGAAGCTGCAACTACAGGTGGCTTGGGCATGGTGGGCATTTCTACATCAGGTGCAAAAGCTATTGGTAGCTTG